CTGATAGCCTGACCATTCCATTTGGCGCTTGTTGCGAATAACGCCCATATTCAAGACGATAAGCATATGGCAGGTTGTTGACTAGATATGTAATGCCGCCGATCTGTGATTCATTAATAACGCTCCTTGCTGCGGCCTTTGTTACTCTTCCAGGCTTGTCTTTCAGGTCATCGTAGTACATGAAAGAAGGGGTTCCAGTGGTCGCAATCCAGTTGCCACGAAACCTGCCCGTGTCTACTGGTGACCTCATGATTACTGACTCGAAAACGCGGATTTCAGCTTTCTTTATGACGATATCAATCCGGTTTTTTGCATTCTCAATAACCTTCGCAAAATCAGCTTTGAAATTTGTCATTGAATCCTCCCCTGCAGCTCGTAACAAGCAATCTGTTCACCTGGCCATGTTTCAATCACACGAATTAGGCTGTAAGTTGCGCTTCCCAGTGTTATCGTGTCGCCAGGCTTTGGCGTGGCACTCAGATCTATGGCCGCAACTGTGAATTTCTTGTCACCGATCTTTACCAGACCATCAGCAAAGCCAGTTTTGTAATCCTCCACAAGCGCCTTAACCGATGCGGCGGAGGTGGTATTGATTACCGATCCAGTGGTCGGGTTATAACTCCCGGTTGTAATGCTAGTTAAAGTGATCGATTTGCCATATTTATTTATCAGCCTAGTGGCAAGCGCTCTGAATCGGGTATCAAGTTTCGTCATGATCTGATGATTTGCACACCAGCGCCGCCAGACCTTAGATAAGGCTTCAGCATCATGTCGATTGCTCGATACGTTGTCACTTGGCTTGTCCCGGCAGCATATGCCACGCTCAGAGTGCCGATGGCCTCCGATGTAACAGCCGGATCAAGATCAGGCGCGAGATCGTCTGCTGATGCTCTCAGTGCCAATTCAGAACATGCCGCTTTTATTTCGTTAGGTATCGTGTCTGAGGCTACCTCTTCGCTTGTTTCGTAGTCGCTCAGATAAACATACTTGCGCGGCCAGTCCAGCGCTTGATCAACGTCAGTTCTGTGGCCTTTCCAGCGGCTGCGATATGACTGGGTAAGATAGTCGGTGGCTTTCCGCAATGCTTGTTCCTTGGCTGCAGTATTCAACGCGGCCCATGCGGTATTGCCGCGATTTGAATGATATAAATCAGCATTAGTTACTGATTCATAACTCTCAGCGCCCGGAATAATTCCGCCTGTTTCAACCGTTAAGCTCATGGGTAATTACGATGCTACTGGAGCGGTTTCGCCGTCGACGATGTTATATAGCGCGAGTATTTGCCATGCCGAACCATTCCACATCAACTCAGCAACGTCACCAACATCGGCAAATGTGATAATCGTTGCGCCACCCTGGAATGCTGTGGCTGGTGTCAGAACGGCATCATGGCCGCCATCTGCAATGAATTGGAAGCGGCGCAGTTGTCCGGTTATAGCGCCATCAGCAAGAGTCGGAGTTATTTCCGCGCTGGTAGTAGTAAGCGTTGTGTTGTAATTCGCAACACCGCAAGCCGTTGTAGTGGCCACCGCATTTTGTGCACCTGAAACGATAACCGGCACGATGGCATTGGAAACGTCTGGTGATGTAATAGCGAGTTTTTCAATTTTCATGTTGATTATCCTTTGATTAAGTGGGCCATGCCGCGCCTACGCGCAACTCGCCTTCTACATTGAGTGATCCGTTCACAGTCATTGACTCGAATACTTGAGACTGAGCATCTGCCGGTAATGTCAATTCCTGCCCATCGGCAATGACGGAAAGATTGCCGACCATGCCAGATACAGACGCTCCTGTGCTGGTGACAAGATCATTAACGTCCGATGCCGTGGCGGTGAGTAAACCTACTTCACTTACAATCTCATAATTACGAGATTCTCCGAACGGCCCGGCATAGCGCGTCTGCCCTTCATTGATGGCTTTGGGCGTATATTGCGCGCCGCTATCCACGCGGCAAAACGAGCCGCGCGAAATAGAATCCGCAACAACGATAAGACGCTTTCCAGCGGGCAGGTTAAGCGTGGTTTTATTGGTTGGCATGGTTGCCCCTTATTGTTTGCGTGATCGACCGGGCTTTACTTCTTCTGCGACTTCTTCCTTCTGCTCAGGAGCGGCATAAATTGTGTGCTCGCCTTCCTTGAAATCCGCTTTATTGATGATCTTGAATCCGGCTTCGTGTTCACCAGAAACAACTTGTACCGTTTCGCATGTGTCTGACATCATTCCTCCGAAACAAAATGGGCGAACTGTTAGGCCCGCCCTTGGTTACTAGCCAATTAGAATGGCGGAATGTCTAGGCGAAATCATTTTCACGCCCCACGCCAAACCAACCTCGAATCGAACCTGGCGGTATTGACGGTACATCGCAACCTGGAAAGCCAATCCGGAAACAGGATCGGTAATTTCCATCACGTCATCGGCATCGTCTCCGCCTTCTGGCATAATCGGCGCACGAGTTACCAAAGCGATAGCAGAGCGGCTGAATGCCATGTTGCGATCTGTTGCAGCCACAGTGGTGATAACAGTGGGCGATGCGGCGATGGCAACGCGCAATCCTGGCTCTGCTAGAACAATGCTGCCGCCGTTGGCTACGTTGGTATCGCCGGTTAGTACGACATATTTATTCGTGTCACCGGCAAATGTGATGATGTCTCCGTCAATGATTGTGCCAGTACCAGCCGATGCCAGGGTGATAGTGGTCGCGCCTACCGAATAACCGGATGAATCTGTACTTGCGCTGCCGTTGTTCGTCCCAACTGTAACGCCAGTCTTAACAGCGGCTGAGTTATGCAGCATAAAACCTTCCAGATTCCCTATGATGCCCTGGCGCAGCAGACTGTCGGTACCGGCTTCGTTCAGCTTGAACAGCACCGATTGCTTGCCGCGAATGTTCGCCATCGCGGAAGAACTCAGCACCATTTGTAGATCAGATTGCGGCGCGCCGTTATCTTCCAGAATCTTGCGCATCTGCGCGGCATCAGAAAGGTCTGCGGCTGTACCGAAAGGCTGCGTGTTGTAGGTACCATATGCACGACTGGCTTTGATATGCAGCGCGGCCAGATCAGCCTCCACCTCATTTACCAATACGCGCATAGCTTGTGCGAAGCGTTGTGTATTTACTTGCGCATAGATTCCTGTGCCGGCCACGGAGCGTTGCTCTTCACCGTTCCAGCGTACCGGCGCATATCGGCTCTTGCTGATTGTCATCGTGGTATTGCCGATAGTGGCGTTACCATCATCCGGCGCAGTTACGTTCGGGGCAATATCTCCAGCGGTGATAGCAGGGACAATTGGGATATTAATTGTCTGATCCTTTGCCGCGCGTTCTGCCGATGAATCGCGGGTAACTGCTGGGATGAACCCGACCAGTTCGCGCGATACCACATCCATTGCCTCGTACAGCGTAGGGATCAGGTTTGTAATGGTATTTTGAGTAGAAGCCATTTTATTGTCCTTTGTGAAATAAAAAACCAGCCGAAGCTGGTTCTGTTTAGTTTACGAAATATTTAATCTGTTACCGTTCCACCGCCCTTTATATGCGCCATCCGCTGATCTGCTGATAAAGCATCAAACGCAGCGCGGGGAATAACCTTGCTATTGCCGGAACCTGCACCACCTGAATTGCTCGCACCCGAACCGGACGCACCGGAGGATTTAAGGATGTTTTCTTTATGAGGATATTGTTCAATGAGAAACTCCAGAGCTTCGTCAAAATCTGCGACATTCCCGGGTTTTGAGCGGCTGTATATCTTGTTGCCTGATTGATCGTAAGCAACGATATTGCCGTCCTCTATTTTGAAAGCATTGCCGAATCTGGCTTGAACGAGATCCGCAGGAATAGCCAATTTGTCAGCAATCATCTTGGAGCGCGAGAAACTGCCACCAATCTTCTCGCTGTATAGCTGATCCTGAAGCGTCTTGATCGTGCTGTTTGCTTCGGTTAGCTTGCCTTCAAAAGCCTTATTTATCTCGGCTTTGATTTTTTCCACTTCGCCGGCATCCACCAGTTTTTTATGGTCAAGGTTGGCGATAGTTTCTAAAGCTTTGATGGCGGCAGCAGGGTCAGTGATACCTTCAAACGCTTTTAGTGACTTCTCAGCCGCTTCCGCTCTTTCTCGATGATTCTTTGCCTCCGCATTGAGCCGCGAGATCGTCTGAACCGTTCCTGGCGCGTCGAAGGCCACTTCTTTGCCGTCGTCGTGCACATAGACTGGTTTTCCCTCTTGTACTACCGCGAATCCTTGCTCATTCAGTTTCAGTTTCATTGCTAAACACTCCTCGTTAGGCCATCCGGCCAGTTGCGCCCGGCATCATCCGATAAACGGGCAATAAAAAAGCCGACCAACCAAATTCATGGCTAATCGGCTTTCGATAAAACTTAATCTTTAACTTATTTCTTTTTCTTTGCTATCTTAAATGTAGGCATCATTGGAGAAAATATCCCCTGCATATGGCAGTGATAACAAATATCTTTATGGCATTTAGTGCCGCCTTGTTTCCGACCGTTCTTGATAAACGCGCCGTTTACTGTGTTCATAATTGTTCTGCCGCCGCATCGGTTGCACTGAATCATTCCATCCGGCCTGGGCATTTTCTTCAGACGCAGGTATATTTTTTCTTTCTCAGTCGGTTCGGATGGTGGAACTATCGTTAACTTTGGCATCCATTAATTATAAGCCAGCTTTCTGGAATAATTCAGAATCTCTCTTGCGCAATTGATCGAGTGTTAATGTTCTGCCGTTTTTGTCAACGAATCTATCAACCGTCTCACCTGCGCGGAATAACTTTCCCCTGGTTGGCCCGAGTATTTCATCCTGCCTCGCCGCAGATTGCCGCTCTAGCCATGTCTGATATGTCAGACTCTCTGGCACCTGGCCATCCATCGATGCTCTCGTGCTTGGTGCAAATTCCGGCAGATTGATACCCAACTCTTTCCACGATTTCAGAACTGGCGTGGTAGAGCTGCGGCATCCTAAATGCGCTGGCGGCCTTTTACCACTATCAACTGGAAACACCTTACCATCCAAAGATTTGCATAAATTTGACGTTCTGGAGTCAAGAGTCGAAACCCACATAACGCCCTTAACCAGATCGTCATTTGCTTTGTAAAACTGATCCCTCGCAACGCTGGCCGTGTGATTGGTTGCTGTCCTAACCATCGTTTCAACATATCTGCGCTGGATATCCATCAGCCCATCGGCATAATTCAACGTCTTTGTGCCGGTTATCCTTCTGACGATCTGATCATTGGTTTCGCCGGTTATGTAACCCAGCCTGATTGCGTCGCGCACCATTTGCGCCCGGTTATCGCTCAATCCTTTTAAATATTCATTTAACGGAACTGCGCCGCCTTTCGAGACTTGGAACGGTCTGGCCATTGCCGCCACATAAACGGATGCCGGTGCTACCGATGCTACTGAGATCTGAGCCGGAAGAACGCTCTTAAACAAATCGGCCTGGTACTGAGTCTCGTAATCGACTAGATTCTTTAATTCCTCCGCCAGATCGGCTTGCAATACCTTGTAGGCTTCCTCGTTAATCGCCTTCACATTCACCAGCAGCGCATCGAGTCGCCGCACTGTGAACGATTCTGGTGGCAATCTTTTCAGCGCATCGGCCAGTGCATCAACCAATCTATTGTCTGCCTTCTTAAGTGTCGCAATCATCCGCAACACAACGCCGCTGCTATACCTGCGTAAATCTATCGCGTGACTGACTGACTCTTCCAGCAGTTGTTCGTTAACGGTCTGAACCATCTAACTCATACCTGATAAACTCGAACTTCCCCGCCAGTATAAATATCTCGCGTCATTGCATACTCGACAGCCTCTTTTGCGCTATTTCCAAAATCCATAGCAGCAAGCGCAAAATCCTGTCCACTACCGATAGCAATATGATTTTCTCGACGCTGTGGACACTTCCAGATTCCTTTGCCGTCCTCTTCGCCGCCAACTTTTACGATATTTCCTTGATCGATTACAATGGCCGCCACGTGTCCTATATCACTTCCGGTCGGCGAAAAGTATTCATCAATCAATTTGTGGATATCGCTTACCGATCCGGCAAAAAAGAACATAACTCCGTCCCTGGTTGCGGTTTTTTCTCCCAAATGATCAACCACGACTCCACCGGCAACAACCAGTGTATCAACTGCCACGATGCCGTCACGATAAGCTATGGTTGTCATTAATTATTCCGTAATAGCGCCAATCGGCGGCATTTGATCAGCTATGCGCTCTTGCTCAGTCTCGTAATCCAGATCGGGCGACAAGATACCACGACGCTTGAACTCACTCACCAGAGTCATGTCGCTAATCTTTCCAGCCTGATTAGTGGTCAGAAGCAGCTGCGCGCTCGCATCGCTCAGAGCAGCGGCTCCGAAGTCTTTGAATAGCTCAATATTTCCACCATCAGATTCACCAACCCAATCGGCCATGAATTGCAGTAATTGATCTACCGCATCCTCGAAATTCTCAGTTATCCGCTGCAAATCGCATTTGTTCGCTTCGTCATCAGAATAAATCTCGGTAGCAGTCGCTTGGCCTGGCTTCATGACTAGCAGCTCTGCCCCTGTTTGCCGCATCCTTTCTTCAAGGTCAAGCAACGCCTGTCTACCTGCGGAAATGGCAGCGCCGGAATGCTCAACAAATTTCAGATCGGAACCACTCGGCAATTTGGCAGCCGATGCCGCGCCGATTGTTATCTCAGTATCGTCGTTCGCGCCGATTATCGTCAGAATAGGCACACGAGCAACATGCAAGATAGTCTGCTGATCGCTGCTGCTTTGGTAATGCTCAACGTTCTGATATGCCAACTCGACAAGTGGAGATTCACCAGTCATAAACCCGGTTCTATCGCCATAAAATGGCACGAATGGGATCTGGTTTAAAGTGGTCTGTCCCTCATCATATAGCACCCAATCTTTAAACCGAACCTTGCGCCAGATTTGCCATACGCCTGGAGTCAATACTCTAATCTGTTCAATGATCTCTTCGCCAAACTCGCCGGATGGCTCAAGGATCGTTTCTTTCAACCGAAGTTGAGTCAAAGTCTCAACGCCATTAATGCGCTCAGATCGCCAGCCGATTACAGTTCCGGGTGGATAATGCACAAAGTATGGCCGCACACCAGCCATTTTCTCATCAGCAACCGTTGCGATGCCTTGCGCCTTCGGATAATCAACCAGAACACCGGATATCCCGTAAGCAACACAATCCTTCATCACTTCGTACAGAAACGCTTGCAGATTACGACCTTGCAAGTCAGCGTCATCAAGCCACGGCACAATTCTTGCCGGAACGTTATCAGATAACGTCAGCGCCTTGCTGAATGGCTTTGATGACAGAACCTTCACAGTCCGTTTAAACGCAGGATAGAGCGTCGCCGTGGCCAATCTCGCACGATAACTATCAGCGGACTCATTCGGCCATTGCGGAAGATATGTCTTGCCATTCACCCGCATGGTCAATGTACCACCCATCAGCGCTTTGATAAGCGGCCAATTGCCGCTCATCTCGTTGAAAGCTGCTGATGTGCTATCTATTTGTGCTGTCATATTTTGGACGAAAAAAAACCAGCCTAGCGCTGGTTTGTTTGGGTGATCTGCTGGTTTATGCTCTAAGTTCGGACGTGATTACCATTCGTTTATCTATCGGGAATTCGTAATCAATAAAGTATCTGACTGCTGTACCAATATGCTGATACTCGCCTTCTTCCTCGATAAAACTTGAACCTTTTTTTAGCGTACCAGTTGATAATGATTTGTGCGTGTATGGCGCTTTATCTGTATTCACAAACAAAGATACTTCGCCTCTCGCGTTTTTGATCTTAGCTCTAACAGCATTCTGACCGTCTTTTATTGATACGGTCGAAGGTTTCACCCTTCGCGTTGTTTTCCATCCGTTACCGCGCAATACATTTTCTATTTCAATGTAATCTGAAGCGTGACCATGCTTCTCACCTGCCCTGCCTGATGGATCGCCGTAAATTATGACGTGTTTATTTTGATGGTTTTTGTATCGCTC